GTTACCCCATCTAAATAACTAATTTCAGTTGAACTAACATTTCCAATAGATGTTGTTGAAGGCAAGGTTGCTGTCCCAGTAACATTTGGAGAACTAATTGATGGAGATGCAATATTTGGACTTGTCAAAGTTTTATTAGTTAAAGTTTGAACTGTTCCAGTTCCAACAACTAGATTACCTGCACCAATACCATGTACGTCTGAGATAGCACCAGTATGTCCATCAAAAGCAGCATCATTTGCAGAAATTCTTGTATCAAAATCTACAATAGTTGCATGAAGACTTACATCTCCAGTTGTATTTCCATCTGTAGAATCTCCATAGAAAAATAACTCAAGGGCATTTCTAATATCTGCAGCTTCTTCTAGTTCTGGCACATATGTATCAAAAGTTGTGTCATCAAAGCCTTTGCTAGAACTTATTTTTTCTGCCATATTAAGCACCTACTCCAGCAGTTATATAAAAGTTTACAGGAGTTGCAGAAGAAGATATAAAAGATACTGATCCAGAAGAGAACTCAGATCCTTTTAGTTCTGCAATAAATGTTTTAACAGAAGACACATCCGCAATTTCTTTATTAGAAACGGATACAAATGCTGGATTATCTAATTCTGCAGTTGCCTGGACTAAAATAGTATTGACGTTCAAACCTTCTGGAGCATTAGAATAAAAATCTGCTAAAGGAATGGATATCGATCCAGTTCCTGAAGTAAAGTTTACTAGCTTTTGAATGCTATGAGATATAGGTTGAAATTTTAAAATTGGTTGCCAAGAGCTACCACCAGGAACTGCATTAAGCTTATAGACTACTCCATAATTTCCGCCAAGAAGTCTATTGATGTAAAGATCATTTACTTTTGCATCCACAAGACTTGATGCATTCTGTGCAGGAGTTCCTACTCCAGAGTAGAACTGAGAACCTCTTTCTCCTTGTGGACCAATGTCAACACTTACAGATACTGAGGCAGGTGGTCCAACTACAACTAATTCATCATTAGATATAATAGTATCTATTGCCATATTATGTTACCGCCACATCTTGTGTAACATTTATTGTTCCAGTTAGTAATGTAAAGACTTTTCCAAAAGATGCAGCAGCTGAAGCTGTTGTGTTTTCAATCTGTACGTCATAAAAGTACGTTCCAGCAGTTAGCTGCCTACCACCATCTGGTTTAATCGTGCAAGAAATATGGTCTCCATCTTCAACTGTAGCCAGAGCATCGTTTGAATCAAGAGAAGAAATTACAGAAGCTGATGCAGAGCCTCTAGCTGTTGCTACTAAGAAAAGAGGAGTATATTCGGAAAGATCATCAAAAACTCCACCAGTAGAATTTTTAGGGTATACAAAAAACTCAAAAGTGTCACCAGCATAGTAGTTAAAATTATATGTACCTGGAAATGCCATTATTAATCACCTTTCAATATTATACCATGTTGATTCTATTAGAAAAGTCTTCCCATTGTTTAATTCTTGAACTCCAGGAATACTCTTTATCAATAAAGGGTATATAGCTTTTTGCATGAAACTTTTCAGTTTTTAATAAATATATTCCATGCTTTATTTCTTCTGCCAGGACTTTTGCCTCTTTTTCTGGATCTACTAGAAATGGGTAAACTTTTGTAAACCCTATTCCAGTTTCTGGCAAAACACTAAAACTATTTGTAATGCAATAAAGACCTGCTGACATGGCTTCAATTAGAGATATACAAGATGTTTCTCTCCAGGTACAGGGGTAGGCAAACATGTGAGCTTCTTTAAGAAACTCTCTCACTTCCTCATTTGACTTTCTTCCATGCAAAATTACTCTATCGTCTTGCTCACACATTAATTTTATTTTATCTTGGAACTCTATCTTCCAGTCTACGACAGTTGTATTTAAATCCCCAAAAACGTGTAGCTCAATGTCTGTGAGGTCTTTTAACAGACTAAGTGCTAGTAGGAGACGGTCCAACCCTCTATAAGGCTCAGAATGAAATACTAGTTTAATCTTTGATGAGTAATCTTTTTCTGGAAAGTTAATTCTGTCAATTGCATTTTTTAATACATGACATTTTGATGTATCTATTCCAGGGTATCTTTCAATAAATCTTTGATATTGATAATAGGAAACAAATACAATGTGAGCAACTAAAGGATTTTGTAACCAACTTAAATCTCCTTCAAATTCTCCAAGATGAACATAGGCAATGTTTTTACCATCTTTTCTAAGATTAATTTCTCCTGGAGCAACAATCCAGTTCCATTCTTTTAATTCTGGGATTTGTGAAAAAACTTTTTCTTCAAGATTTAAAAGCATTAACTCTGTTCCACCAATCCAAGACTGGTCTACGTTAAATATTGTTTTTCCCAATTTAAAAAACTTCCTATTAGATTAATCTTAGATTTATGAGAAAGATTAATTGTTTTATCTAAATAAACATTGAAACCTAAGTCTTTGATTTTTTTACAGGCTACATAGTCTTCAGAATACATTTGACCATCTTTTACAACTACTTCAAAAACATTTTTACAAAGACTCTTGTCATCTTCATAACTTTCATTTGTATTCCAGAGGGAATCAATAACTTTTCTAGACATCTTTAAGAATCCAAAACCAATACCATCAACTTCTATCACATCTCCACTAATTAAATTAGAAACCTTTGCAACATACATTTCTTTCATTGTTTTTCTTCTATACGTTGCACCAATTACATCTAGTGGGCTACTAACTAATTTTAAAAGATCTTTTGGATTCCACTCAATATCTGAATCAATCCAGACTACACAATCATAGTCTTTGTGGTAGGCATTGAAAAATAATTTATTTCTTGCACTTTGAACAATGGCTTCTCCATTTACATAAAGATGATCTAGAGTGTATCCATTATTATTTAAAAGTATTGCTGAATTTGCAAGACTTGAAGAATATTCTATAGAAACAGAGCCATCATAAGATGGTGTAAGTATTGCTACTCTTTTCATTATTCCCCTTTAATAAAAGAAAGTTCATGTTTATGCCAAGCATCTACCATTCTATAAAAGTCTTCAAACTTTCCAAAGTTAAATATTTTATCATCAACAAATGGAATTAAAAAAGCAGACCTAATTGTAATGCTTTCTTTTTCTAAATCTATAACATCTCCAAATGGATGTAATGCTAGTCCAATATTTATACTGACTGCTCCATCATAAACATCTTCTGGAAAAATATACTTATTTGGTCTACCAGTTCTTTCTTGCATCATTTCATATGTTCTTGCAAGTTTTCTAATATACTCATTAAGCTTTTCTGAATCCAGCATTATTCATAACTCTTTCTTTGCCAAAGTTCATTTTTATACCATCCAGTAATTTTGTTTCTTGGACTAAATCCTAACTGAGTTAGTTTAGGATCTTCAACTCTTTCTTTTTTCCAATCTTCTCTTTTGAATGGAAGCATTTGCAATATGGGAGTACCAGCTTCAATTATTCCAGAAAAACTTTTTTTAAGTGCAAAAGGTACGCCACCAGTTCCGATTCCTCTATCAGCATCCACAATGCCACTAGTTGCAAGAGTTGGCAAATCTAATCTATTAAAAGGCTGAGTAACTAAAACACTATATCCTTTTGGTGCTCTAAATGGATATCTAATTTCCCAAGCTTGTAAGAATGGAGTATATCCTTCAGCAGTGGGAATAGATTCTGCTGTTGATTTTCCTCTAGGAGTAAGCGGTGGAATGTCGCTAGTCCATTTCATTGTAAAGTTATCTTCACTAGTCCACTCAACCAAGATATCACAATGTAGTTTTATAATGTAACCAGAAGTAAGGGTATCTAAAAATGGCATGCATGCTTTTACACTCATGTTTGCTGCACCATCTTCACTTATGTTTATCTTGTCTCCAACAGAGTATCTAGATAAATCTTTGTACCATTTTGGTATAAGTTCTTTTGCTGGAACTGGTTCTGGACAATTATTAGCAATTTGTGCGTTTTCTGACCAAACTTCAAATATCTTTTTATTACTTTTCATTTCCAAACTTTCTTTGTTCTAAAAAAGGTCTTATACCTATTCTGAATCTTTCTTTTAGCATTTTGCCAAATAACATATTCAAGTGCTTCATCAGCTTCCAAAATTTTATGAGACCAGTTTTCTCTTTTAAATGGAATCATCTGAATTATTGGAGTATTATAATCTATAATTCCTTCAAAACCTTTTTTAATAAAGAAAGGAAAGTTTACTGAAGAAGGATGCTTGTCCGTATCAACAATAGCTGGAATGCAATAAAATGGCAAGTCGTCTCTCATAGCTGGTGTCATAAAAATAGTTGAATATCCTGGTGGAGTTTTTACTATCCAAGGATTAATAAACTTTAGTGCAAATCCAGAGAAATATTCTTCTGGAACAGAAAATTTATTAAACTGTTCTTTTGAATGAGACTCAATTAAACTTATTCCATCAATTGACCAAGAAGATTCTGGAGCACCAAAATCATTATTTTTAATCAATATTTCTGCTGGTGCTTTAATAACATACCCAGCAGTCATCAAATCAAATACTGGCATACAAGCTTTAATTGTTCTTGCTGTTGTTCCAGTTTTAGAATCAATAGCCATGCTATTACCAATATTTAAATTTTGATCTTTATACCATTGTGGAAGAACTGTAGAAGCTAAAACTGGAGAGTCAAATATTTTTGAATACCCATTTTTAGCTGCCACAAATTCTATAACTGGTTCTTTAGCCACTAAACTGCCATTCTTCTGCTTGTTTGATCAACTTTTCTTTTTCAAGTCTTTGCTCTTCCTCTTTTTTAAGAGCTTCATTCTTAATGTAGATAGCTGATGATACTGTTTGTAAAAGTCTAACATAAGCCATAGTTTTTGTCAAATGGTTCATTGAACCATTTTCTAAAGACAAAAGTTCTTCTTCTACAGCATCTCTTAGTCCATTTTTAACATCTTCAACTAAATTTGAAAAGTTATCTTTTGATATATTGCAAAAGTATTCAAACTTTTCATAGCTAGAAATGTCAACAAACTCAGTATCTGATACTGCAAAAAGAATTTTATCATCTACAAGTATTTTTTTATACGCCATTTTTTCCTCCTTATTATTATATTTTTATATAAAACATTGCTGTTACATAGTCTGGTATTGCTGTTTGAACTACTGGTGTTGTTGTTATAGAAACAGTATGAGTATGACTTGTTCCTGTAGCAGTATACATATTTCCATCTGCATAGTGATCGTGTTCTGTATATGCTCCAAAACCTACTGTTGGAACATATCCACTATGACCATGATATCTTCCTGCAGCAGACTGGTTTCCATCAACTTTTCCAACAGGCTGATTTACTGGAGCATTAGATGATCCAAAATAAAATCCTCCCATATAATGTGCATGATATTCTCCAACTGCAACTGCAGTAGCTGTCCAATAATGACCATGATCAAATGTTGCATTACCTGCTGTAGTTGTAGCTGGAGTAGTATCAACATGGTTATGGGTATTTGTTCCAGCAGATGCATTTAATGCTTGAGCATTTTTCATGGCTATAAATTTAACAGAGTTATTTAAAAGCGGAACGGTAAAGGTTGTTGTAGCAGATTGTAAATCTGTACTTCCAGCTAAATAGGCAGTTCCTCCATATATATCACTAATAACTCTATGAAGATTTCTATAAGTATAGGTATTTAAAGATCTTCCATCGCATGGCACAAGCCCAATTTCATCAATATTAGACAAAAATGATCCATGACCATATGAAATTATAGATCCTACTGGGATAAAGCTATTTATGCTTGCATCAATATCATAACCAGAATCTGTTGTTAAATCCATATTTGCCATATTTATATTATATCCTAACTAAGTCTTTATAAAATAATTTACAACAAAGCTTGGTGGAATTATTGATGTGCTTGTGCTATTTACAGCTGTAAAAGATCCTGTATGAGAATGTGCCTGAGAAGCATTTCCAATTCCCGTATTCATTCCATGACCATGATCATTGCCTGTAGGGTTGCTAGAGTTTCCGCCAGAATTAACAGCATGGTAATGACCAGCTCCAGAAGCACCACCAGAAGAAAATCCAGTCTTATTTGCATTTAGTGGATTATTATCAGTTCCACCGCCACTGCCACCACCAGCAGGGGCATGGTTTATTGCATTATTATTTACATAATTATTTGTAGGATGTCCATGATCTACAGTTGTATTAGCTAGTCCATAGTTTGCTGAAGTAGAGTGCAGGTGGGCTGAAGATGATCCATAAGTTCCACTACCACTTGTTTTCTGGATAAGATATCTTGAAGATATATTTGGAAGCCTAAAGTATCCAACAGTCTCAGTTCCAAGATTATAGCTTGTTCCAATTGAAGTGTATAGGCTTTGATATTGTGTTATTAAAACTTCTTGACCGTTACAATTTAACCATCCACTGGGTACTGTAGATACTATGGAAGAAATTATTGCACCTGGTAAGAAAAATGGATTTTTACTTGTAGAAATTTGAACATTATCTTTAATTTTAAAACTACTCATATCATCCTGCCTTAATAATAAAATTTAAATAAATTGTTGGTGGAGTATTAATTGCTGTATTGGAAGAAATTGTTCCAGATCCACTTGAAGCAACTGTATGCAAATGAGTAGGAGCATTTGTATCATTTCTAGTAATATTTCCAGTATGTCCATGATTATATCCAGCATTGTTTGAGTTTCCTGCATATCCACCAGTTGAGTGAGCATGGTTTTGAGTTGTCATATTTTGAGAACTACCAGCTCTATAGTTAGCAACATTATTTCCATACCCATCAATTCCAACATCTACATTAGAGTAATGCCAGTGGTCAGTGTATACTGCATTAAAATTTGTTCCAACATTATGAGCATGTGATACTGCTGTATTTGCACTATTATTACCTGCATAAGAATATGTATGAGTATGATTATTTGCACCAGTATTTGTAGCAAGAGTTAAAGCTCCACTACCTTTTCCAATCAAATATCTTTCTCTTAAATCTGGAAGAGTATTTGAATTTCCAAGAAGAGCATACAGTTCTGGATAAGTTGTTTGAACAAAAGTTGACCCATTGCACAATAGCCATCCTGCAGGAGCAGTGGTTCCAGCATAGGTTAAAATTGTTCCAACATGTGGAAGAATTTCTAAATTATTTTCAGAAACTAAATCTTCTGAAACTTTTAAATTAGCCACTAGACTGTTACCGCCAATCGGTAGGCTTTAACTCCAACGGTAGAAGATCCAGCATTTGTAACAATAGCTGATATAACAACATTTGATCCACTTATTGCAGATGCCAGGGTAGCTGGAATTTGAACAGATCCACTATTTAAAATTGCATATTCTGTAGAAGAAACATTTGTTCCATCATTTACTACAAATAATTTAGAAGATCTATATCCAGTACCTTGCTGCATTTGAACAGTATATTCAGCGGTAGAGTATGCTGATTTTGAAAAGGTATCAATAGTAGTAGATGAATTAGTTGTAATTGTTGATTCTGCTACATTTGTATTTAAAGTAAGATTATATCTTTGAAGAGCATTTTGTAATGAACCATATGCAGACCAAGCTACCCCGTCCCACTGCCAGGAAAAACCATTTTCTGAATATATATCACCAATAGTTGGTGTGCTTGGAAATGCCATTATATATTACTCCTATTTACTAATACCATATTACCAGATGCCCGTCTCCACCATGATTTCCAGAAACTCCACCAAAACCTACATCTCCATAAGTACTTGATGTTCCATATGGATAGTCAATATCATCTACTCCTCCTGGAGTTCTGAAAGATCCTGAAATCATTATTGGATTTAGTGCTGAGGATATAATATATCCAGAGCCACCTCCACCACCTGGCATAGAGTTTCCTCCAGTATAAGCTCCAGCAGAACCACCAAAGTAACCTCCGCCTCCGCCTCCGCCATAAGGATTTCCAACACATGAACCACCTTGTAGAGAAGAACCTGCTTGACCGTTTTGATTATCTCCAACAGTTGCAGCACCACCTGCAGTTTGAGTTCCACCTTTTCCAGCAGAAGTCCAATAGTTTCTTGCTACATCAGCTTTTTTTCCAGTAAGACCTCCACCTGCACCACCATTTGCCATACCTTGATAGCTAAGTGTAGATCCACCACCACCACCAGCACCAGCGATAATTAATGGAGTTGTAGATCTAAATACTCCACAATATCCACCACCACCAGCACCATACTGATTATCTCCACCAACAGTAGATGAACCACCACCAAATGGAGCATTTGTAGCACCAGGGAAAGCAAAACCCCCTCTTGGAACTCTTAAAGTTAATGTTTCTCCAGGGGTTACGGTCAATGTTGCTTTAGAAAATCCAGCACCACCACCATGAGAACCCTGTGTCCAGCCACCAAAGTGACCACCACCGCCACCGCCAGCCCAAGCCTTTACTAATATTTTTGTAATTCCAGAAGGGACTACCCAGGATTGATCTGTTGCAGAAAAAGTAAATCTTGCTGCAGTTTTATTATCAACAACTTCTTCTGTTCTTAATGCTCTCCAAAATCCATGTGAATATCCTTCGTACTTTGCAATGTCAGTATTAAATCTAATTTGACCTTCTGATGGACTTCCTGGACGTGCAGCAGTTGTTCCTGAAACCAATGTTTCTGCAACTGACTTTGAAAAATCTCTAGCTCTGCTCATTATAGTGCAATCTCCGTAATTGTTAATCTACTTCTACCCTGAGTAGAATAGTTTTGTGAAGCATTATTTGCCTCTGACCTATTAATAAAAAAGTTTCCAGATCTTGACTTTACTCTAAGAGAGTATGTTCTAGTAGTTAAAGAAGAATTTGTATCAAACCAGTGCCCAGAAAAAGTATTTAATAAATTAACATCTCCTACTGTTCCATAAGTTTGTTTCCATGCATCTCCAATATTATAAGTTCCAACTATTCCAGTAGACTCTCCAGTATACATACTGTTTGAATCTCTAAATGGTGCACACCAAGCAACTGGATCTGCTTGATTTACAACACCAAGAAGCATCCATTCTACTTTGATTAAAGAATTTGAAAGTTTTGGAGTAAAGGCTATAGACATTGGAGTCGTTCCATCTGTAGCGATAGTAAATGTAGATGGAGTAGTCATCACTCCATTTGAAGTTAGAGCAACGGTTTGTACTTGAACAACAGATCCTGGGGTAGTTAAAATACCATTTTTATCAATTTCTCCAACAATAACATCACTACTGTTTTTAAATTGTAAAAGGTCTGCAGACTGACCTGAAGCTGCCTTTATAGTAATTGGAGTTACTGAAGCAGAAGTAGAAGTAATTACTGTGGCTCCACGATTTACATCTGCTAGGACTCTTGCTGCTGTCATAATTATATTATACCAAACTACTTGCTATAGTTAAATAGTTTTGGTAAACCTCCTGATCTGATAAAGCTCTATTGTAAACATGAACATGTCTCATTAATGAAGAGTTTGCTGTATATCCTGGATATAGTTGAATCTGAGAATTACCAGCAGTTTTTGGACTTGTTACTGTTGATGATCCAATCTTGAGTCCATTAACATAAACGTTTGCAGTAGTACCATTTTTTACAACACCTGCATAATACCAAGTGTTTGTAGCAAATTCTAATCCAGTAGGAGCATTAAATCCTCCAACATTAGTTAGGTCAAAGTCTGCACCAGAGTTTGCTCCGTCATATCTCCAGTGAAAACTTCTTTTATTTGGATTTCTCCATACTCCAGGACTTCTATCTGTTCCGCCATTAAAAGAAAATATCTTATCATATGTTGCAGTTGTTCCATTTAATTGAAATGAGAAAAATATAGAATGGGTATCTGTATTTAATAAAGATGTTGTTCTTGTGTTATATGGCTGATTAGCCTGTAGAGATGTTCCAGATATTGGCGAAGATCCAACTGCGTTCAATCCATTTCCACTAATATCATACCAAGTATTTCCAGAACCAGGATAAGAGTTTGGATCTGTGGCATCAAGGTGTAAGCCAAGTCCATTTGTAATAATAGACAAATTATTTCTATAGTCTTGTCTATCTAATGCATATTTAACTATAACAATTCCAGACCCACCATTACCACCACGGTTTGTTCTATTGTAGTGAGATCCACCACCACCACCGCCACCAGTATTTTCTCCACCATCGCCACCACGGGTATTTGTTTGAGCACCTGGAGATCCACCAGCACCAGGTTGTCCAGGATTTATTCCTGCACCACCAGTTGTCACACCAACAGCTCCACCGCCGCCACCTCCAATGCCTCCATTTCCACCAGTTCCAAGAGAATAAGATGCTCCACCTCCGCCTCCACCAAAGTAAAATGGACTCATGTTAGAATATAATATTCCTGCTCCACCATTTGGTTGATTTGAACCACTGGCTCCTACGCCACCAGCACCGCCTCCGCCTCCAGAGTAATACTGACCACTTGAACCACCACCACTATTTCCTTGACCAGTAGTTCCAGCAGCACCTCTTCCAGTATTTCCATCAGAATATCCAGAAGCTCCTCCTCCAGAACCACCAGCGTTTCCATATCCATTATTTGGAGTGTATCCAAAATAAGAAGATCCACCATAACCACCACCAATTGCTATACATGTACCAAATGATGAATTTTCTCCATTTGTTGCTCCAACTGTAAACTGATGAACTGAAGGTTGTGGACCTGCACCATCTTGTCTATATTGGGCATCAGTATTTAAACTTCCAGCTGGTCCACCCCAACCACCTCTTCCAACCGTTACAGTAATTGGAGTATCACTTGCAGTTAAATAGTAAGAAGCATATAAAACTCCTCCACCGCCTCCTCCACCACCCATGTCCATTCCGCCACCGCCACCGCCAGCAACAACTAATACTTTTGCATAAGCTGCTCCAGATAAAACTTTAAACTCATGAGTACCTACTCTTGTAAAAGTGTGATACGCATAAGTTATTCCGCTTTCAACAGCGTAGGATATGGACTGACCACCAATAGCAGATATTCCTTCATTTATTTTTCCAGCATCTATAAAAGTCATATTATGCCCTTGTGTAGTATAAAACTACCTTCAATCCTTTTGCACCAGTACCAGCAACTGTTACATCAAAGGTTATTTCATCATCATTTGCAATAGCTGTAGTAGCTAAAGTTGTTGCAGTAGCTGCAGTAACGGATGTTTTTTCATTAGCATCAATAGTAAGTTTATTTGCACCCAAAATTGTTGTACCATTTTTTTTAATATCAATGGTTGGGATTCCAGAACTTGATGCAGTATTTAAACTAGCTCTTGGAATTTGTGTTAAGGTCATTGCAAAAGGAGCTCTCATTGTAACTTTTGCAGTTCCAGTTACAACTGTTGATATTTCATCAGATAGTGAAATCATCATAAAGTCTTCTAGCTTATTGTCAACCTCAGTTTTGCTGTAAACATTTGCAACAGAAAATGTACTAGTTCCTGAAATTTCTACAATATCCCCAGGAGAAAGGGCTTCATTTAAAACCACAGAAGTTCCATCAGTAGCAGTGTAGTCAATTCCTCTTGCAATTAAAAGACCATTGATAAATACCTGTTCTGTTCCTGGTGTATATGCAAGGGTATTTCCATAATCATCTGTTCCAGTTAGTGTTGTAATAGATGTACCTGCACCCATAACTTCTATCCATCTAACACCCTTTTTTTGAATTAAATCATCTACCTCTGCTTTTGTATATGTATTTGCAAGTTCAAATCCAGAGTATGAAATAACTTCTACAACACTATTTGCAATCAATGGTTCTAAATTAGATATTACAGATCCTGAAGATGCAATATAATCAGATCCTCTAATAAGTTTTACACCATTAAGATATACTTCTTCAATCCCTGGAGTATATACAAGTGTTAATGAACTATCATCATTTCCAGATAGAGAAGTTTCTCCACCTATTGCAGTCTTTACCCAACGACTTACACTTAGGGATGCAGCACTAAATGCATCTTCCCAGGCAGTTCCATCATAAACCTTCATACCGTTAAATACAGTGTCAAAATAAACTTCGCCAGTCTGTAGTGCAGAACCGTCTATAGATGTCGCAGGAGCAGTACTAGCGGCTCCAAGATACCTTAAAAGACCAAGTGAACCATTTTGCTGAACTTCAATCCAAAAAGTTCCGTTATAAACATAAATACGACCTGTATCAAGATCTTGCCAAACTTGATTTAGTTCTGGAGAAGCTGGTGGGTCTGAAGTTACTGCTGCTGCAGAGCTTCCTCCACCACCTCCAGAACCTATTGCATTATATGTAGATCCATCATTTGTGTATTCCCATTCATTTGAAGACTCATTCCATCTAAGTGAAACATTTGTATCAGTTCCACGCTCTACAACTATTGATGCATTTAGAGAAGCACTTCCAGATTGATTAGAATTTAAAACAATTTCTTGACCAGTGTTTTCTAACTTTCCAAGCATTAATGTATCGTATTCTGCTTGTGCAAAGTTTACTGTAGTTGTTGGCTCATCTTCTACACTTGAAAATAATTTCCATTTATCATCTGTTGCATCTCTAACAATTCCTGAATGCTGATAAGCACCATCATTAAAACTTGCAACAATTCCAAGGTCTACAAGATTTGCATTGTTACCTTCTCCAATATAAATAAGTGGGTCTGAAATAACTAAATCATTAGCATATGACAAACTTCCAGAGACAGATAAATTTCCACCAACTGTTAGATTATTTGCAATATCTACATCACTTGTCAATCCAACATAAGCAGTTCCAGAAATAACTGATGCACTAGTTTGACCAGAAACGCCTACAACATCTACAACTCCATCATTTGATAAAGTAATTAAATTATTTACATCATCATGTGCAACAGATATATACGAATTACTTGCTGAAGTAAACATTGTGGCAACTGCATCTCTAGCCTCTTCATCTGTATATCCTGGGGCTGCAGCAAGGTTTAGTGTTCCAGTAGAGTCGTTGTATGTTGCAGTTATATTTGTGTGAGATCCTCCAACAATTAGTGAGGCTGATACATCTTGAACCGATTCATTAAAATCTGTTATATCTGAAGATGTATGAGTGTGAACAGATAATGCTTTTCCATCTAGTTGTGTTTGAATTGAAGATGTAACTCCATTAAGAGTAGAAATTTCATTTGAAGAAACATCTCCAATGCTTACACTTGCTGAAAGATTTAATACATCTGGAAGACTAACTGTTACTCCACCAGTATTTGAAGAAACTTCAATTTCGTTAGATGTTCCATAAAGAGCAGTTACTCCAGTATTTGTAATATTTAATTTTCCAGTAGAATCATTGTATTCAACAGATGCACCAGTATGTATTCCACTTGTAAATAATTCCGCAGCAGCATCTTGTGCTCTTTCGTCTGTAAAATAAAGATTAGTATTTTCAGGAACTATGCTACTATTCAAAGTAGTTTGTGCTGGTCTGCCAGAAGTTCCTAACCAAATTTTATTAGTTTCAAGATTTGGAAGATTTTCAGTTGAAGATACAAAGGTATTTCCATAAACATAGATAGTTCCATTATCAGTAGAGATTACCCTTGCAAAAGGCTGAATTGCATTTGCACCAGTTGGTCTTACTGAAGTAAGTCCTCCACCAACTGCTACATAAAGAAGATCTCCAACAGAATATCCAGTTAAATCAATACCTTCCACAACACCCATAGTTACTAATTTTCCATAAGCATTATTGGCTACAGAGGCTGTTGTTATTGCGTCTGCTGGTAGCTTTGCAAGATACATAGCAGAAGCTGCGTCTGCTGGAGCAAAAGTAATATTATCTTGATCAAATTCTTGAGTATTTATGTATACAGGAGTGAATGCTGAAATAGTTGATTCAGTAACATTTCTTGCGGTAATAAGATTTGGATGAGTATTTACCCAAAGACCTGCAACCTCATCATATCTTAAAACTTGATCTTCATTTGTTCCATTTATTTTAACACCATGAAGTTCATCTAGTTCATATCCATTTTGAATATTAATAAAAATTTCACCAGATGAAGCATGAGCTTTTACTACATATCCGATAAATACTGAATGTGCTGGTTCTGCTGGAATGGTTGTAGTGAAATTGCCAGCAGTGGTAGATAACCAAATAGGAGCACCTTCTGTAAGACCGTTAGTATTTACTCCACGAAGAACACCAAATGTTGTTACAAAACCTTCTGCACCATCTGCAATAACTTCTGAGGTAACGCCAAAAGTTTTTGATGATGTTGTTTCGGTATCTGCATCTGAAAGCGTAATAGTTGGTCTTTGCCCCTGAGCACCATTAATATAAACAACCTTGCCCTTAGCAATAGAGGATCCTGTTGCATTTTTTACAAGAGATACCTGCTCTTGTCCAAGTCCAATACTTACATTTGCATTAAGAACTGTTGCTGGAAGACCATCTCCAGAGTCCCAATAAATAGAGCCCTGCTCTGTTGGAATAGTTTCAGGGGTAGTATCAAAAGTAATATAATCTGGATATGTAATAGAACTAATATTAGTTAAAGCACCTGATGCAGATATTGTTCCATTTACTTCTACCCAATAAGTTCCATCATATACATAAAATTCACCAGTATCATTTTTATACCAAGAATCCCCGATTTCTGGAGATGCTGGCTCTGTTGTGCTAACGGTAGTTCCACCGCCAGCACCTGCACCAAGGACTGACCAAGCTCCTGCTTGGTAAATCTTTGCAACAGATGCTGAAGAATTAAAGTATAGCTCTCCTTCGGATCCACTTATAGGATCTGAAGGTAGATTAACTATCTTTAAACTACTTAAAAATTTCTTTGCCATTTTTTCCTTCTAATATGAGGGGCTAGGGTTTAATCTAGCCCCCCACATATTATATTATACTTTAACCAATTACTACAACACGATAAGTGTCAGCAGAGATTGTTGTTGCACTATTAATTTTAATAGTTATAGCAGATGTTGATGTATGTTGTACATCTACTTCTACCTGTGCATAATCAGCAGCAACTTCATATACTTGAACTGTTACATCCTTGGTTCCAAGGCTGTGTGTTACAGTCCATGTGCATACTCCGCTAGTTGATGTTAGCGATGTGTTGTTAGCCGCATATTTCTTTGGGAATCCGTCAGTTACTAACTTTGATTCTACAGAAGAAATATCAACAGCAAGACCACTAGCAGTTGTCAAATAACTTGTTGAAGCTGTAATAACACCAGCAGTGAATGTTCCAGCACCACCAGCATTATCTGAGTATGTGAAATCAACTGTTGAAGAGTCTGTTAGCATTGTGCCAACTGTATCTTCAACATACTCCTGCAATCCAGTTATATCAGATGTTGCGTGTTGATGACCTTCAAGAGAGATAGCAGTTTCACTGCCAATCAGTCCAGCTGACCACTTATCTGATGATTCATTCCAGATTAAGGAAGCATTTGTAGAGTCTCCACGTTCAACCTCAATTCCTGCATTTGCTGCAGGAGTTCCAGTTACATTGCTATTAAGGGTAATTTGATTATCCTCAACTAGCAAAGTTTCTGTATTTAAAGTTGTTACGCTTCCACTTACAGTTAGATTTCCAGTTACACCAAGATTTCCTCCAATAGTTACATCATCTGGAAGACCAATTGTGATTGCTCCAGCAGATGCTGAAACAGTTACCTCGTTGGCTGTTCCTGAAAGAGATGTAACACCAGTGTTGGAAATTGTAAGAGTTGAACCTTCGCCACCTGAACCAGTTACACTGATACCTGCACCAGATGCACTTGCACCTGCTACATAATCACCAGTTGTATCTGCACCAAGAGCAACTGAATCTGCTACAATATCTGCTGTAATTGTTACGTTCTGACTTCCGTCAAAACTAACACTACCACTTAAAGAGCCACCAAGACCTATAGACCTTGCTGTCTGTAAAGTAGAAGCAGTACTTGCATTACCAGTTAGAGCACCAGTTACATCTACTGTAATAGAGTTTGGAAGACTTACTGTTACTGCACCAGCAGATCCACTTACAGATACTTCATTGGCTGTACCAGTAAGACTAGTTACACCAGTATTAGCAATTGTAAGAGAGTTAGCACCATCATTATAGTTTAATGAGATTCCAGTTCCACTATCAAGTAAATCATTTACTGCATCCCCAATGAATTCAACAGAACCAACGGCTTCCCATTGACTAGTTGTACCATTATAGATTTTTAGCGTTTGATCAACGGTATTAAAATAAAGTTGACCAGCAACTCCAGTACCTGGATCTGTAGCCAAATTATGTATAACACCATTTTGCAATTCATTACGATTTAAATCAATACTTGTTAAAAATTTTCTAGACATATATTTTCACCCCCTTCATTACGATAAATACGCCCTTCCCGAAAATGCTCCGATAAAGGTTAAAACTACAGTACTTGAATTTGGATAGTTATATGACCCCTCAACAACTGTTCCTGCTGTATCAACTACTGTAATATTAGGAGTAAATCCTAATCCATGTGTTATGTTCCATACTGAAGCTGGAACTGATTGAATATGAACATACCCAAGCTCTTGACTTCCTACTAAATCTGTTGGGCTTCCCCATCCTGATTCAGTTTTTGGACCATACAAATTCATATTTGTTGTATTTAAGAAAAAATCTCCAAGTATACCAATGGTATTATTTGGAGCGGTTGTTCCATTAAGAATTCCAGTTCCTCTACCACCTTGTGGACCAGAAGTTCCTAATTCAATTACAACATTTTCTTCATCAATAGTTACATTATTTACTACTTGATCAATTTCTACTTTTAATTCTGCCATTATCTTGTTACCTCTGGAGTTACATTAAATGTACCTTCAATTAATCTATCAACAATATTTGATGGACTTACTATTTCTAAATCATAAACGTGTACGCCAGTAGGAAAGGCAGAAGTAGTGCTTGCTGAAATTAATATATCAATAGTTCCAGCAGATCCACCAATAGTAATTCCACTACCAGAAATGAGGGAAACTACGGGATCTTCAGAATAATATGCTTGTCTTACTTGTAATCTTGAAGAATATCCACTTAAATCAATAGGAACATTATCCAGAGTGTATGTTAGAGTCCTTCTAAAGGTACTACCTTGAGGACAAACAAAGTTTACAAGCCCTGGGGTCATGTTGGGCACTCCTATTTAAATTTTCTTACTTTCTTATTATACCAAACTATTTTATTTCTTATCTGCAATATATGCCACTAGAACATCTTTAATTACTTTAACTTCTCCAGTTAATTGCTTAACATCTGCTTTAATTTCACCTTGATTGGATCCAAGATTATTTACCTTGTCTGCAAGGCTTGAACCACCATTTGGAAAT